CAGGTGCTGGTGGTCCCACACCACGGCAGCAAGACGTCGTCGACTGAGCCGTTCCTCGATTCTATCGACCCGCTCGTCGCGCTATTTCAGGTAGGCTACCTGAACCATCTGCTTTAGTGGACCAATGCTGCGTCCGGTGCTTCACTCGTGAGAGCCTTGTGCGGCGCGGCTCTCAGCCGATCAGTGCCATTTTGACAGACGCCGTGCCCGAGAAATCGGACTCATTGTGTGCCCAAATTGTGACCGTATCGGCATGGTGTGCCAGATGGTCCGGCGCCAGATGCGCATAGCGCAGAACCATCTCGTACTTTGACCAGCCCCCCAATTCCATCAGCCGGTTCAGTGGCGTGCCGCCCTGAACATGCCAACTTGCCCACGTGTGCCGAACGTCGTGGAACCTGAAGTGATCGATTCCGGCGCGCTCTACTGCAGCGTTCCACTGCCCGATGTCCCACTTCAGGCACGGTTTGCCCTTGCGTGTGAAGACATAGGTGTCATGCTTTCCGATCTGCCGACGGATCGCGGCGACTGCCTCGGCGTTCAGCGGCACACCGATCGGCTTGCGCGCCTTCGCCTGGTCCGGATGGATCCACGCCCGGCGCTTCGCTAGATCCACCTGCGTCCATTCCAAGCCAAGAATGTTCGCCTGCCGCAGACCCGTCGCGAAGCCGACGATTGTCACGTCTCGCATCCAGTCGGAGCGGATCGCCTGCAGGAGGCGGATCGCTTCGTCCCGCGTGATCCAGCGAATGCGTTTCGGTCCGGTCTTCAGCTCCGACAGTTTCGGCGCCTTGTCGATCCACTCCCACTCATGCATTGCCATGTTGAACATGGCGCGCATCGAGGCGATGTAACGGTTCTTCGTCGAATTTCTGATCGGCGTAATCTTCTTCGTGCTTCCGCTTGCCTGGGGCAGCGCCGACATCACTTCGTCTCGCGTGATCGAGTCGAGGCGCCGACCGGCGAAAAACGGCCGAAAATGCCGCATGTGAAGGGCCTTGTTCGTGTAGTCGACCGTCCCCGCGTGCTCGGTGAGGAATCGCAACGCCGCTTCTTCAAACGACCGCGGTGGCTTCTCGCCGAGCTTCGCCACGCGCCATAAATCGGCCTTCAACTTGTCGTGAAATTCCTGCGCCTCCTTGCGGTTAGCGGTCCCAGTAGATTGTCTAACGCGGCTGCCGTCTGGCTTGCGGATGTCAACGTGCCAGATGTCGGAGCCACTGCGCTTTCGGATGGACATGTTTTCAACTCCTGTTCCGTCCGCGCCGGTCGGGAATTATTGTACTCGCCGGCGCGCTCCTTCAATGTGTGAGGCCAGACGCGCCACGCTGCACCGATCCGGAAGAAGCCTAGCTGCTCCTTGTGCGCGTACACGGTGCCGTATGAGACGCGCAGCAGTTGAGCCGCCTCGCGGATGCTCAACGCGCGATCACCGATCACTGCCACGTTGTTAGCCATCTGCATCCCCTTGCGTCTCTTTCATGAAGGCCCGAAGGCTGTCCGCCGGCACCGCGCTCGCGCGCTTGCCGACCTTGACCAGCCTCAGCCGGCCAGCGGCGACCATTCGATAGACAGTCGTCTGTGAGAGCCCAAGAAGGGCCATGACCTCGGGTATGCGGTAGTGTTTCTGGATCGGCGTCATTTCGGCTCGTCCTTCCAAAAGTCGATTTGCGTCTGGATCCGGCCTTTCACTTCGTCGAAACGCTCGATCGGGAAAATGGCTGTGCACCAGGTGCGCTCACCGTCTCCGTGATAGGTGATCTCGTAGGCAGGCTTCTCCGGCTTTTTGCCGCGGCCGTATTTGCTCCAGTCAATGACGTTGTCCATCAGCCTGCCTCCTGCGGAGGGTTTTGCACGCGGATCACTCCGATTCCGGGCATCCATAAGCCCGTCATCTTGGCGATCACGACGAGCATCGTCGCAAGCGTCGACTCACTGACACAGAACTCAGTGATATGCGGTTCCTCGCCATCGATCGGCGTCTCAAACCGGACGAAGAACGATTTGCCGTCCTTCGTGGCGTTGACCCCAACCTTGGTGCCGTTCGGCGCCACCTGCTGAAGGCCGTTTGGTCGCCAATCGCCTGTGTTAATTTCAACGTCTTCGCGCTTCATGCTGTCACCTCGTCAGCTTCCTGCATCCAGTTAGCCGGCTTGCCTGCGAGCATTCGCTCGAGCGCGGCGGCGCGCATCGCTTCGATGTTCTCGGCGGCGCGGAAACTGATGGCCACCTTTGGCCGCTTGCCGATGACGTCCGGATCGGCCGGAATCCAGCGAACATCGCGCGTGCGTGTCGCGGTGCCGACCGGGCGCAAGCGGCCCGATTCTTCAAGCTGTCGGCACCGGGTGCCCATGATCCCCGGATCGACGCCCAAGGCGTCCGCAATCGCTTTCGTTGACAGCGGCTTACCCTTCGCGGCGAGCAGATCGACGATTGCTGATCGACGGTTATTTGCCATCGGGCTCCCCCACATCCAAAGCGGCGTCGATCGCGGCGTCGATGTCTTTCCCGACACGCATGCCGTCATCCATAGAGAAGCAAATAACCTGTTTCCCGTTTTTGCCTTCGTCATCGGCCATCCAGTCGAAGTCGAAACCGGTATAGCGATCACGCAGCCAACGATAGCGACGAGCGTCGTCGATGTCAGTTTGAGCGTCGTCCAATTCGGCATCGGACGGAGTGCCACTGTCGGCCGACGCAACCCATGCAGCATAAAGATCGCGCGCCAGAACGAACATGTAGGTGTCGCCCGCTGTTGCTAGATTTAGCTCCATGCCATGCTCACGTCGGCAATATGCACGCGCCCATTCCTCAAAACCGGCACCCGGTGCCGGTTTTTGAAGTTCCACGATGCCGTCGAGCAGCTTGGGCTCGAATTCCTCCCAAATTGGACTCATCAGCGTCACAGCCAACACGTCGCAATCGGCGTTGCGCACCAGCTTGTGGATGTCGTACTTCTCGAATGCCGCACTCAGTGCATCCTCTAGCTGATCGCGAAGTTTGATGATGTCCATGTCAGTGGGTCCGCTCAGAAGGAGTCGCCAGCACTGCGGCGCGGAGATCTGCCGGCATGTTTCGGGCGGACAGGCATGCGATGATCGCCGCAATGGTGGCGACCGTTTCAAAGGGCAGTTCCTCGTGATGGTTCAATAGGATTCGAGTCAGGTCGCCAGCCAACTCCTGGTCAGTGAATGCGACGCCGTGCTTCACCTGCATGACCGACATATCGGTGATCATGCTGTTGAACGTCGGGAAGTCAGGATGGTCTTTGATTTTCGGTTCCATCTCAGTGCTCTCTCAATTTCAAAATTCGGAAAAGACCTGCCGTCGTCTCGACGCTGATCAAGCCGTGATTGAAGGCCGACATGGCGGCGCGCTTAAGCAGCGTTCGCATGCTCGATCTCCTGCACAAAGTCGGGATGGCCGCGCAGCACAACCGGATAGATAGCCTTCACGCGCGCCGCGGGCAGGGCGCCCACTGCCGCCGGCGAATAGGACTTCAGGCGGTAACTGTCTGCGGTGATCCCCAGCAGTTCCCGCACGACGCTGCCGCCATCGGCAAGCAGAATCACGACGTCGTCGCCCGGTTCGGCCTGAGATTCAGTGTCGTAGATCACTGCCTCGCCGATGCGAATGCGCGGCCGCATGTCGTTGGTCGGCATGCGCAATGCCGCGTAACGGCTATCGGAAGTCACCGGCATGCGGACACCGCGCGCCGCGCAATTTCCACGCGGTCCTTCAGTTCAGGCAACACGACGTCGAGCAGCGTCTGGAGTGGGTCCATGTCTGCTTCAAACTGAGCAGCCGCGGACACCCATGTGATCGCGTCGATCAGCAGCAGCGCGCCCTCGGCGGCGTGCTCGCCATCGATCGGCGCGGGCGGCGCGCCGGTGCTGCGCGCAGACTCAACAAACTCATCAACGCCAAGGTGGAACTCAGCCATTGCGGCTTCGACGAGTTTGCCGAACTCTTCGTCGGACTGGCCGCAGGCGCGCGGAATATTCGCGTTCATCCAACTGGTCCACAAATCGAGCACTACCGGCTCGATCGCCTTCTCGTCGGCCAAAATGCTGCGGCCGGCGGCGCGTGCCGTTGCAAGCGCGATGTGCTTAGGCAGTGATGCAAGATTGGTTTGCTCGCTCATTTCAGACGCTCCCGTAGTGCATCGCGAAATATCCCAAGCCACCAGGATCGCCATTGAGCGTCTCCGCGCAGTTCTCCATGTCGCGCGCAATGCCGCGGAGAGATTCACGCAGGATGACGAACTCCCATGCGTCTTCATCTGACGGCGACATTGCGATTCTCTTGCCGCACAGGTCGTAGAGAGCCGTGATGGAGTGGTAGGTGAGCTCGCAGCGACCCGCGACTGCTGCTATAGCCGCGGTGTTGGAGTTCGGTTTCGTCGATGCCCCTTCTCCCAGCGCTAGCCAGCGCGCATCGACACCCAATGCGTCGGCGAGGGCAAAAAAGTACGTATCGCCGGCCCTCCGCCCCGACTCCAATTGAGCAATTGTGCTTTGAGAAACCCCTGCCGCCTCTGCCAGTTTGGTTTGGGACAGGGCAGCCATGGTTCTGGCTTTGAGCAGGCGAGCGCCCACGGGCGTAGGATTGTTCTTAGCCATGCGCCACCTCGCGTTCGCGTTCAAAGGTGGCGTGCATGGCCGCCGTTTCACGCATCTCTTCCGTTTGAACGAAGATGTAGTCGCCGAGGCATTCCAGCGTGTACAGGAGCGCAAGTTCGGTGCTGCGGCCAAGCGACGGCGCGCCGGTCATATCCGGTTCGCTAAGACTGTTATGCACAAGCCGCGCAATCGACTTGATGCCGTCAGATGCGCGACTGACGTTCGCGATCCGGCACGAGTTGACCTTTGCATGCTCCGGCTCGTCGTCGTTGAGCCAATAGTCTTTGACGAGCGGATGTTCCTTAACGGTTTCAGACATGGCTCACCCCGCGGCTGCGCAACGTGAACTCAGCCTCACCGCCAATATTGGCGAGGGCGCCAATTACGCGGATTTGATCAGCGATGACAAACATAAGGCGGGAAACGTTGTCTCCAATCTCGAAGTTCCCGGCTCGCATTTTTCCCGGCGTGCTGTCGGCATCGATTACGCAACCAACATTGCTGACTGTGTCGGCCAGGTTGTCGGCCATGTGGCTTGCATATTCAGTTGCACCCGCCAGGAACTGCAGCTCATCGTTAGTCCAATCCTGCTCGCGGTTCCAAAAGAACTCGAGGACGCGAGAAGACGAGAAGGGACCGAACTTGTGCCGTTCGGTGTTACACGTATTGACTTCTTGCTGCTCTGCACTAGAATTCGGCTTGTTCATTTGTTTTACCTTTGCGGTATGCGCGCGCCGACTGTTCTCAGGCATTCGGCGCGCACCCTTCCAAGACGCCATTCCTGGCATCCACCCCAAAAAATCTGACTCACTTCAAATCGCAGGCATGAGTTCGCCCAACTAGGCAGGACTGCCAAGTTAATCGGTGACGCCGCGATTCGAGGGTTTCATGTGTTCTTGTCTTCGCTAGATCTGCTCCTTGGTTCGTCCTGCAACGTTATGGGAATGAATATTGGGGGAAATCATCTCTAACAACAACTGTCCGATCTGGCGAGTTGTGACTGCACGCACAATTTCGGTCAGTTTCACTGCGAATGAACACTTGAGCAACATTCAAAGATACGGAATATGAACGTTGTTTCGCGGTTGACAAAATGCTACAGCAGAAAACCCATTGAAAAACCAGGCAACGTGCAAATAAAACACTGTGCTACCCGGAAAGCCTTGTCCAGCATAGGATTCGCCGATGCTCAAACGACACGTTGATGTCCTCAACGATGATACTTACTGCACAAATTCTCGGATCTTCTTGGATCAAGAAGCCGCCTGTGCCAGTCAAGTAATCAATCACCTTGGATTGATACGGTCGGCGAGAAGAGTCGCGCAGACCTGTCAAGTGTTAATAGCACGGCTATCGAAGTATTTTTCGAGCAGCGCAAGCCAGCGGCGCGCACGGCCTGAGAGGCGGTCCGTGCGGTGGCGCGTTGCAGATGATAGGGAGGAACCAGTTTCATATCGATCTCAATGTGTCGATGACGTTGAGATGACTATAACCGGAGTCTGTGCGGAATACAACCAAAAAAGTAAAAAAAGTTAAAGCGCGCCGCTGACGGCCACAACCTTAGCGATGACGTTAAGATTGTCCATCTGTTCTGGCGGGACATCCCAATCGGGGTAACGGGACTTGTCCGCGTTGTCGGACACTATGCGCACCCCACCGGCAGGAGAGCGGAACAAACGCTTTACGAACAGTTCCCCTCCAAACGTAAGCGCATACACTTTCCCGCTAGCGATGTCCCGAGACGCGTAATCCACAACCAGGGAATCACCATCCTCGATTCTCGGGGCCATGCTGCTGCCGTCGGCGACGATCGTCGCTGCTGTGTTCGGATTGATGCCCAATCGTTCCATCCACGAGCGGCGAAACGCTTGTTTCTGCCCTTTTTCATCTACTTCCCAAATCAATTTGCCATTCCCCGCGGAGGCTTTGACGTTTAGGCGTGGTACGAGCACGTAGTCTTCGTTTAGCTCGTCCTCGTGACGCCAAGCGAGAACTGGGCGCATGCTGAGCTGCGCCTTTGGCGTCGACTCGCGCGTCCGGTCGGGATCTGAATCGAGGTCGAACGCAGGAAGGGGAAGGTAGATCTCATACCGTCGCGCGAACTTGTCCCCAATGTTTTTGGTGCCGCGCACGTGCTGATTGATGATCGATGGATTGCCGATCTGCATCTTTGCAGCGAGCGCAGTCTGACTCATGCCCAACCTTTCGAGGGCGTTCACCAAATTCAGGCGTCGGATTTCGTTGATCGGTTTCATGCGCGGCATTATATAAACAACAACCAAAAAGGTAAATATAAAAGTTGGTTGTAAAAGTTGTTGCCGGTACAACTGGTGAGGTTGTAATCTGTCGACATGACAAAGCCAGTCTACAGACCTGCAGACTTCCACGAGTTCTTCCTCGCGTTGCCGAAAGAGCACCGCGCGCGTTTCGCCGAACTCGCCGGGACTACTGAAACGTATATCGCCGTCAAGCTCGTCCGCGCGGCCGCCATTCCTCGTCCAGGCCAAATGCAGCGCTTGTGGGAGGCCTGTGAGGCATATCGGGCGCCTTTCACGCGTGGCGATCTACTCAAGTTTTTCTATCCGGAGGACCGCGCGTGAGCGAGTTCAAACGTCACCCCCTGTCCGCCGCGTTTGCCTCAATGGCCGACACCGATCTTGGAGCGCTGATCGCCGACATCGAACAGTTTGGTCAGCGGGAGTCCGGCCTTCTGCTTAACGGAATGGTGTTGGACGGGTGGCACCGCTACCAAGCGACGCGCGCTTTGGGAATCGAATTCAACTATCTGAATTTCGAGCATGAATTTCCGGATACAGACCCGGTGTGCTTCGTCATTTCGAAAAACCTGCATCGCCGGCACCTCACCAAAGAACAGAGAGCAGCGGCCGTGGTCGCGTGTCGACAGTGGGCGAGCGCAGGTAATCCGAACCTCGCCACGGTGGCGAGGTTGCCAACGAATCGTGACCTTGCTCAGGAAGCGGATGTTAGTGAGCGCACGATAAGCCGGGCCAAGGTCGCTCATGAGGCTGGCCTCAGTGGCGCCGTGATTGCCGGTGAAATGACCTTGCGCCAGGCAGAGGAGGCCGCTAAGGCGCACCGCGCTTCGACGATTCGCGAACAGAAGCCGCCAGCGGCGCATGAAGGCGCGCTCGAGTTGGCTGCGCGCACTGATGCAGTAGCCGCGAAGCCCTCTAGTCGTGTCCGCGCCGTTGAGGAGTCCTCAGCGCAGCAGCGAACACTAATGGAGTCTGTTATCTCTGAGCGCGACGAGCTTCGCGAGCAACTTTCGGACGTCGCAACGGCGGCGCGCGAGCTTGAGGCCGAAGTGGAGGCCTATCGCGCGAGCGAGCGCGGCGAGGGAGAAAAGCATCTCGTCGAAGCCAACAAGCGCATCGCCAAACTGGAGGGCGAAGTTCGCAGGCTGGAGATCATCCGCGACGGCTTGATGAATGACAACGCCGAACTGAAAAAGCAGATCAAGAGCCTGCAACGGAAGTTGGGGAACGCTCATGCCTGAACAGATCAAGCTGCGTCCCTATCAGTACGCGTCCATCGAGGGTCTGCGCGAAGGTGCGCGCGCCGGTCACCGCGCGCAGGTTCTAATGGCGCCGACCGGTGCCGGCAAGACGGTTATCGGCGCGCACCTGTCGGACGAAGTGAACAAGAAGGGCCGGCGCGCCGCGTTCATTGTCGACCGCGTCAATCTCGTGGATCAAACGAGTGCGGAGTTCGACAAGTACGGCATCCCGCACGGCGTCATCCAGTCCGACCATTGGCGCAAGCGACTCTATGAGCGCATTCAGATCTGCTCGGCGCAGACCATCGAAAAGCGCGGGTTCTTTCCGGACCTCGATCTGCTGATCGTCGACGAATGCCACGCCACGCGCAACGCCACGGCGAGCCTGATCAAGAACCGCACGGACTTGCGCGTCATTGGCCTGAGCGCCACGCCGTTCTCCAAGGGCATGGCGGATCTGTACACGAACCTGGTGAACGTGTGCACGACGAACGAACTGGTCGACGAAGGATTCCTGGTGCCGCTGCAGATGTATGCGGCGCGCGCCGTCGATATGACGGGTGCGAAAACTGTTGCTGGTGAGTGGTCGGAGAAGGAGATCGAGCAGCGCGGCTTGGCCATCGTCGGTGACATCGTCTCCGAGTGGATCGACAAAACCACGCTTCATTTTGGCGGCCCGGTGAAAACGATCGTCTTCAGCGCGACGGTCGAGCACGGGCATGAACTCTGCCGCCAGTTCAACGAGCACGGCTACAACTTCCAGCAGATCAGCTATCTGGATGGGAGCGACGATGCGCGCCGCGAGTTGATCGAAGAATTTCGCAAGCCTGACAGCACGATAACGGGCCTCGTCTCCTGCGAGGTATTCACGAAAGGTTTCGACGTGCCGGACATTCTGTGCGGCATTGGCGCGCGCCCGTATCGCAAGAGTCTTTCGAGTCACATTCAGCAGCTCGGCCGCGTGATGCGCCCGTCGCCTGGCAAGACGTTCGGCCTTTGGCTGGACCACTGCGGCAACGTGATGCGCTTTGGCGCCGACACGAAGCGGATCTTCGCCGAAGGGCTCGACAAGCTGGACGATGGCGCGCTCGACGCGAAGGTTCGCCCCGAGCCGACCGAGAAGGAAAAGAAAGAGATCACATGCTCGTGTGGCTTTGTGCTGCCACCTGCGTGCAAGGCGTGCCCCGCGTGCGGGAAAGAGCGCGTGCGCCAGTCGCTCGTTGAGAATGTCGCCGGCGTGATGGAAGTGGTGGGCGACGTCAAGGCGGCGTCATCGAAAACGCCCGCGTATCTCAAAGACAAGTCATCCGTCTGGCGGCAGTTGTGCTGCCTCGCCGTCGAGCGGAAGCCGACGGACCCCGAAGCCGCACGCAAGTTCGCGCTCGCTCAGTTCAGGAATATTTACGGTCACTGGCCGAAGTCAGATTTCTCCACTTCGAACCTCGAGGCGCCGACGACCGAGCTTAAGGGCAAGGTTCAATCGCTGCTGATTCGCCGCGCGCACCAGGCCGGGAGGGCGAATGCAGTTCGCTGATTTCGCCGCGGCGCATGGCCTGATTATCCGCTCGCTGAACGACGACGGCCGCACGCACCGGGTGCCGACTGAGGATCACCCGAAGAAGCGCAACGGCGCCTACATGTACGACGGCCATTCCGGCTGGGTGCAGAACTGGGCTGTACATGAGAAGGCGATTGCGTGGCGCCCTGATCGCAACGACGTGCGACCGGTCGCTGTCCCTAAGCGCGATCGCGCCGCGGAAGCTCGCGAAGAAGCGCGGCGGCGCGCGCGGGCCCGCGCTGAGGCCTCGGACGTGGTCAAGCGTTGCGAGTACTCCACGCACCCATACCTCGCGCGCAAGGGCTTTCCTGTCGAGCGCGGGCTGATCGACACCGACGGCCGGCTCGTCGTGCCGATGCGCGACGTCGCCGATTACAAGCGCATCAACTCGATTCAGTGGATCAACGATTCGGGGGAAAAGAAATTCTTGCCCGGCGGCGCGGCTAAAGGGTCCGTTTTCACGATGGGCGTCGGTCGCGAGCAATGGCTCGTTGAAGGCTTCGCCACCGGCCTGAGCGTGCGCGAGGCTCTGCGCGTTTTGCACCGGCCCGCGCGTGTCGTCGTGTGCTTCTCCGCGGGCAATCTGCAGCACGTCGCCACGCAGCTCGGCGGCGCGCGCTTTGTGATGGCCGACAACGATGAAAGCGGCACCGGGTGCCGCGTTGCAACTGCGACGGGTTTGCCTTGGACGATGCCGCCGGTCGTCGGCGACGACGCCAACGATTTCCACGCCAAAGCAGGAATCTTTGCTTTGGTGTCGCTCATGCGCTCCCTGATCGGCGGTCACACATAGCCCGCTCTCGATGTCTATGGTCGTCGCGAACCGGCGGCAGGGCCATAGGCACGAATCCCCGACTGTGAGGAAGGCGCGGAAGCAGGGGAAACGGGCGGCGAAGCTAGCACCCGTAGCGTCGAAAAGGCTGGCGAGTCAATGCGATCCGACGGACTGGACACGTTGTAAAGGCTCCGCCCTAAGGATGGGCTGAGTCTGGCTCACCTCGGGACTGAGATCGAACCCCTGGTGTTTAGAGACTTACTGGTTAACCACTTTGGTTATGGAGAACAGATGGAATTCACTCATGTTGCAAACCCGGTCCGCGTGATGGCGGAAGAGATCGTCCAGGTGATCGGACGGACTCTCCAATCGAATCGCGGCATCGTGGGCGTGGTGCTGAATGCAAGTGGCGAGCCGCGCGAAACGGTGTTCCCCGCCGAGATGGTCGCGCGGTATGAGCCGCAGTCTGGCGACTATCTGGTGACGCAGGAAGGCGGCTATCAGTACATCAATCCGAAGGCGGTATTCGAGCGCAAATATCGCGCCTTGGAGCCAAACGAAGAGTTCGACACGTTGGCGCTGTCGCTCGAACTGAGCGGCCACCGTTCCGAGATCCGCACGCGCGACGCACGCATCGAAGAGTTAGAGGCGGAAGTCGCGCGCTTGATAGAACTCGAAAAGGCGAACTGTTGGGCGAACGCTAGCGGCTTGGACGCGCGCGCGATTCGTCAGTCTGTCTACATGCAAGAACGGCCGCATGGGCCGGTCCAACTCGTCGAACGCTGCGAGAAGGTGGTGCAGTACATCCTCACTGGGGAACTGCACGGCAACAAGGTGCATGCCAAGTGACAGCACGCACGACGATGCTGCGCCAGATCGCTCCAAAAGCTAACCGCACGGTGCGCACGCGAGAAGACAACGCGATCGGTCGCAGCTTTGCCGAGCGCGAAATCATGCGTCGCTTTGGCCAACCGCCGCATAGCGAGTTCGACGAAATCGCCAATGGCGGAGAAGTCGGAATCGTGCGTCGCCCGGCTCGATAGGACACATGGCGTATGGCACATGCGTGGGCCTCGGGCCCGACTTCCAGGTTAGCGAGCCGCAGCGCCTAATGTGCTGAGCGGATGCTGGCGGGAAAGCCGCCACCCCAAAACTCACATTCGCGCTCTGGTGCGAAATCAACGACTTAGGACAACTGAGATGGATAAGCAGGCAATTTATGGTGTTTCCGCAAGCCAGATCGCCCAACAGCAGGCGATCACTGCTCAAACGGTCGCGCAGCTGCAGAGGGAATACGCAGGGCAGGCGAACAAACCGGCCGGCGTGCTGGATCTTATCGCCGGTGCCCATGATGTGCTTTCGGGTCTTCAGGATGCTATCTCGGCGCTTGAGCAACGCTTGGGCGGCGTTCTCCGTTCTTCGGCACCCGACGCAGACCCGAATGCAGTCGGCAATACCCTTTCGAGCGACGCACAGGCCGTCGAAAGCCTCCGCGGCCTGCTGACACGGATCAGCCAGACGACTGCGCAAGTCGTCTCGATCCACGATCGCGTGCAGGTGTAACCATGTTCTCCGGACTTGGTGGCCACAGTCACGGCCTGCTCGGTATCGGTATGAGCCAGCAGGACTATCTCAATCAGATGGCGATGAGCCAGCAGGCAGCGGCACAGCAATCAGCGTATTGGGCGGCTGCGAGTCAAGGTGCGATGTTGCAGAACGCTGCCGCAGGCAATCACAACCCCGACGAGCGTCTGCTCGTACTTCTCACGGATGAATGAACCATGAAACTCAAGCCCTTCAAAGAAATCATCGCCATGTCGAAAGAAAAGCTCGACGAGGCATTGGCGCCGATCCGCGCCCGTCAGGTGCAGACGCAGGCCCAACTAGAAATGGCGAAGCTCGATGAGCAGTTGATCTCGACAGAAGCTCGCATGCAGGAAGTATGCGTGCAGAAGTCAATCAACTTTCCCGAGCTGCTGCGCCTAATGGATGACCACGCGCTCGCCGAGCGTCGGAAAAAACAGTACACCAAGATACTCGCTGATCTTTTTCCGGAAGAATGAGACTCCTGGTCAGAATGCCGCGCCCGTACCCTGACGCGGATCCATACGTCACGTTTGAGTGCGTTGTGCGGCGCCTGATCGGGCCTCCCATTTACCGTGGTGCCCCGTTCTTGTTCGCAGACATCGAGTTGCCAGAGCAGTACAGAGACATGGCGCGCGCGATGAGTTGGAATCGCGATGGCACGTATCGCGTCGAGGCTGTCATTCGTCATAACCGACGCTCGCTTGCATCTTTTCTCGCGAGCGGCGAACTTGAAATGGACGTGCAATGAAAACCCTCGCGGTTCTTTTCGCTGGTGCTCTTCTGCTTGGTGCTGCCCTTCGTGGTTGCGACGCCGACTTGGATTCATCTGCTGTCGCGGCAGGCGTAGCGATGGGCGCGGCCGGCGCATGCATCGGTTCTCTGGTGGCTCGGCGATGAAAACACCGCACACCAGTTGTCCGCGCGGCACTCGTGTGCGGATCGTCCTTCGCAATGGCGACGTGATCATCGACCGCTTTGTCGAGCGCACTGGCAAATTCATCGTGCTCGCGGGCCATCGACTGCGCGGTGGTGAACTGAAATCATTCAGCATCTATCGAGGTAAAGCATGAAACGGGGAAGCAAGCCGCCGATGTCTGAGAAGCATTTGCGATTCGTTGAGGAATATCTGCTCGATCTGAACGCGACGCAGGCGGCGATTCGTGCTGGCTATTCGTCGGCAACTGCGTACTCGCAGGGGCAGCGATTGCTGAAACATGTTGAAGTCAAGAAGGCGATCGCCGCGGCGAAGAAAGCGCGCGCTGAGCGCATGGCGATCTCGCAGGACCGGGTGCTTCAAGAACTTGCCCGCATCGCTTACTTCGACATTCGCAAGACGGTGGACGCCAACGGTGCGCCGATTCCGATTCAGGATCTTGACGCTGACACTGCGGCTGCCATCGCGGGAATCGACATCCTGGAGCAGTACGAGCAGGTTGGCGACGAACGCGTGCTCGTCGGCCTGCTGAAGAAGTACAAGGTGTTCGACAAGAACACGGCGATCACGAACGCAATGCGGCACCTCGGCATGATGAAGGACTCGCTGAAGGTCGATTTGCCGCCGGGCGGTTCGCTGGTGAAAGTGATGTTCGTCGACGCGCCTGCTAACCCGGCACCCGGTGCCGCACAACCAGAAGGACAAGAGAATGGCTGATGCCGCGCGAGTTGCGCAGTTGCGCGCCGACGTGCTCGAAGCGGAGCGCGTCGCGGAGATATTGGAGAACGAAACGCTCAAGGGCATCTTTGCTCGGCTCGAAGCGGAAGCGATTTCCGATTGGCGCAGTAGTGAGGACTACCACAAGTCATTAGAATCGGACGCGTGGCTTCGTTTGCGCGCTATCGAGTCGTTGAGAGGCGCGCTTGAGTCGATTGTGAATACCGGGCGCATGGCTGCCCAGGAACTTGAACGGGTGAAGCGTGGGCAGAGCTAAAACGGGTGTGAATGCGAGCATGATTCCGGAGGCGGCCGAGCAGCCGGACAATCATGGCGCCGTGAGCGCGGGGGACGAACGGGGAAACGTCGACGCGTCGTTGATTGGGACATTGAGCCAGATCCTCTCGGCGACGCAAGACGGTCCTTCGTGCACGCCTGTGTTGCATCCGGAGAGCGTGCAAGATTCAGGAGACATGTTGAGCGGGTCCTGCTCGTCGCCGGGGGTATTGCCGTCGGCTACCTCGTTCGGTTTGTCGGATGGTGACGTGAATCTTGCTGACGACTTGGCCGTTGCCGAGGCGACGGTCTACGAGTTGCCGACGTGGGCGGAGTTCCGCACGTTCGTGATGGAGAACGGCGACAAGTACGTGCGCGCGAGCTATCCCGATGCGCCGGCGGACTTGATCGAGACCATCTGGTGCGGCGTGCCGGTCATTCACCACGAGCAAGCCCGCGTGATGACGCCGAATGGCGAATGGCTGGTGTACTGACGTGGCGAAAGCGGGTTGGACTGAAGCGCAAATGCCTCGCTGGTCGCGGGTGCTGTTCGAGCCGCAATGGCGCTATATCAGTCTTCGCGGTGGCCGCGGATCGGGCAAGACAAAGAACGTCGCGCGCTCGCGGGTGCTCAAGGCCTTGGAGCAACCGCTGCGCGGACTCTGTACACGAGAAGTGCAAGACTCGATTAAGGAATCGGTCTATGCGCAGATCGTGGCCGAGATCGAGGAATTGGGCCTCGTCTCTCAGTTCGACATTTTGCGCGACGAGATTCGCCCGAAGATCGGCGGGACGATCATCTTCAAGGGGCTCAACGACCTGAGTGTGTCGGCCATCAAGTCGATGGCAAACATCGATTGGTGCTGGATCGAAGAGGCGCAATACGTTACGGCGATGAGTTGGAACAAGCTGGATCCGACCATCCGGGCGGCGGGCTCGCAGATCATCCTGAGTTGGAACCCGGAGCTGGAGACGGATTTCATCTTCGATCTGATCGTGAAGAAGGGTTTGCCGGACTGCGCGGACCTGTTCATCAACTTTGACAAGAATCCGTGGTTCCCTGAAGTGCTGCGTCGGCAAGAGCAACACATGGCGGCGATCGATCCGATCATGCACCGGCATGTTTGGCTCGGCGAACCGCTGCCCGCAGTTGAGGGAGCGATCTACTTCGACGAAATCGCGCGTATGGAGCGCGAAGGCCGGATCCTGAATATGGTCCACGACGAGCAGCTGAACGTCTACATCATCATGGACTTGGGTTTCAACGACTACACGTCCGCCGGTGTCGTTCAGCAGGTTGCCGGTGAGCGCCGCTACATCGACTTCGTCGAGAACCATCGTGTTGGCCTGAAGTGGTTTAGCGATGAGTTCCGGGCGCGTGGTTATGAAGGCGCAATCATCGTCATGCCGCACGACGCAGAAGCCAAGCGTATGGAAGCGAACGGTGTCTCGATGAAGGAGCAGATGGAGGCATTCGGCTGGGAGGTTGAGATCGTCGACAACATCCCTGTCGAGCATGGCATTCGGCTCGTGCGCGAATCGCTGCCAAAGACGTACATGGACAAGACGCGCTGCGCGCCGTTAATCGAGCACCTGAAGCGTTACCAGCGGACGAAGACCGGACATCCGCTGCACGACGAGCATTCGCACGCGTCCGACATGGTCAGGTACGAGGCTGTGCACGCTCCGAAGATGCATAACAACCGCTCAGGCTGGGGCGGCTCGCTCAACTTCAAATCATTGGTGACTGTGTAATGGACCAAAACCAACTACTCGAGCAAGTCGCGCTGTCGATGCTGCCTGATTCATCGCCGGCCGGTGTTCCTGAACCGGGTGTGCCGGTCCAACAGATCACGCAGGTGGGCGACGATAAGCCGGCGCCAGTCAAGATGAGCGACGAGGAAATCTCCGCGATCGTCGAGAGTCACATCTCGCAGTCGCAGAATTGGCTCGGCACCGGGATCGCCAAAGAGCAGGAAAAGGCGATGGAGTATTACCTTGGTCTCCCGGAAGGTGATCTGGCGCCGCCGGAGATCGAGGGGCGATCGTCTGTCGTCGATACGGTGGTGCGCGATCAGATCGAGTGGCTGATGCCGTCGTTGATGGAGATTTTCTTCGCATCCGGCAAGCCGGTGAAGTTCTGCCCGCGTAAGCCTGGCGATGAGCAGGGCGCCGAGCAAATGACGCTGTTGGCGAATCACGTCGTCAACGACCAGAATCCGGGTTTCGAAGTCTTCATGGACTGGTTCAAGACGGCGCTGCTGTTCAAGGTCGGGATTGCGAAGGCGTGGTGGGAGGAAGAGACCGAGACGACGCGCGAGGAATACACCGGTCTGACTGACGAGCAAATGGCCATTCTCACGGCCGAGCCCGGTGTCACGATCACCAGCATGACCAGTTACGTGGACCCGGCCGCCGAGCGCTCCGCAATGGCGCAGTTCGAGCAGGCGCAGCAGGCATATCAGACGGCGCTTGCTCACGGTCAGAATCCTAACCCGGCACCCGGTGCCGGTATGCCGCCGCCCGGCGCATTGCCGCCTGGTGCTCCGCCGCAGCCGCCCGCACCGCTCCAGCCGCCTCCGCCGGTGGACGCGTCGCAACTGCCGCAGTTGCATAACGTCGTGCTGACGATCTCGAAGAAAACCGGGCACGTCGCCATCGAGGCACTGAATCCGGAAGACTTCCTTGTCGCTCAGACCTCGCGGCGCATCCAGGATGGATTCTGCGCTGACCGCATTAAGCGGTCGATCTCGGAGCTGCGTGCGAAGGGATATAAGAACGTCGACGACATAACGTCTGATCCGAGCGCGGAGTCGGCAGAATTGTCCGGCTTGTCACAGGCCCGAACATCGCTTGAAGACGCGTTCGCATCGCTGGCAGAGGACGACGGCAACGGCGATGAGTCGCAACGGAAGGTGTGGATCTACGAGTGCTATCTGCCGATTGACTGCGATGGCGACGGCATTTCGGAGTGGCGCAAGATCACCAAGGCTGGCGACGTCATTCTGGACAACGAGGTGTGCGACGGGCCGCCGTATGCCGTGTTGTGCCCGGTCCGCATCCCTGGCGTTATGCATGGACTCTCGATCGCCGATCTGGCTATGCCCATACAGAAGCTGAAGACGGGCATGCTGCGCGGCTTGCAGGACAACATGAACATCCAGATCAATGGACGCTCGTGGGTTGACGAGACGAAGGTCAACATGTCGGACTTCTTGAACAACGCGCCGGGCCGGCCTGTTCGTGTGAAGGGCGGAGCAGGCGCCAATGCGATCGGCCCGATTCAGCAGGGAATGACCGATAGCGCCGGCGCGTACCAGCTGCTCCAGTACGTCGACACCATGTCGCAAGAGCGCACCGGCGTGACGAAATACAGCCAGGGGCTCGACAGCGACACTCTGAACCACACGGCAACCGGTATCGAGAACATAACGCAGCGCGCCGATCTGCGCGTCAAGCTGATAGCCCGCACGTTTGCGGAGACCGGCGTCAAAGACCTGTTCCGCCTGATCCAGAAGTTGCTCGCCAACTATCAGGACAAGAACATGGTGTTCCAACTCAACGGGCAGTGGGTGAATGTGGATCCGCGCGTCTGGAAAAACCAGTACTCGATGTCCGTGACCGTCGGAACTGGAACGGGTGACACCGGCCGCCGCGTGCAACAGTTGACGAACCTGCTCGGCGTGCAGCAGACGATCGCGCAGAGCCCTGACCCGACCGTCAAGAGTACTGTGTCGCCGCAGAACATCTACAAGACGGCGACCGAGCTCGTGCAGGCGCTGCAGCTCGGCGAGCCTTCGCAGTTCTTCTCGCCTCCGCAAGCGCCGGCACCGCAGCCGCCGCAGCCTGATCCGCAGACGCAGTTGATTCAGGCGCAGAAGGAAATCGAGACGACGAAGGCAACGCTACAACAGCAGACCGACGCCGCGAAGATCCAGCAGCAGGAAGTGCAGAGCGCGCGAGAGGCAACCTTGAAGGCGCAATTGCAGGCGCAGCACGAGGCGCTGCTCGACAAGCGCGAGCGTGACGCCGCGGCGCAAAACCTCGCATGGGAGCGCGAGAAGTTCTATGCGCAATTGGCCGCCGATCGTGAGAAGGCCGCGTTCGCGGCGAAGATCACCGACCCGGCAACAGAGGTTGCCATGAACGATGCAATCCAGCGTGATCAGCAAGGCGACGAACAAGCCGCGATCGACCGTGAGTTTCGCATTGCTGAACAGTTGATGCAGTAGTGGTGAAGTCTTATATTCCCTGAAAACCGCCGCTCTGATGCGAGCGAATAGGAGTTGTGCGTGAACATTTCAAAGTTGCTTAAGCGTGTCCTGCTGTCGTTCATGTTTCACGTCACTGACGGTGACGGCGGTGGGCCGTCGCTCGAAGCGATGTTTGAAGATCGCGATGGCGGTGGCAATGAAGACGGCAATGGCGACGGAGCCGACGACGAATCCGTCAATGGCGACGAGTTGGTCCTGACGGGCGACGATGGCGCCGGCGGCGAAGATGAAGAGGGTAACGGGGACGGCCAGGAGCCGGTCTTCGAGATTCCTGTCGGTGATGGCAAGACCATCACGAAGACGCAATCTGAACTGATTGCAGAGGCGTCGAAGTATCACGGCGCCAATCGCAAGTTTGAAGAAGCTGCGGCTATCCGGAAGGACGCCGAGCAGAAGTTGGCCCAGGTCCCCGAGCGGGAAAAGCAGTTGGGCACAGTGCTGGAGCACTACATTCGAGAGTCGCAAGCCTTGCTGGCTTCGCAACAGCCAAACTGGGAAGCCCTGCTGGCCCAAGATCCGAACCAGTACGTTCGGGTCCGGCATCAGTGGGAGCAACGCCAGGCGCAGTTGCACGAAGCCATGCAGGTGAAGCAGGCAATCGATCAGCGCAACGCAGAGCAGCAGGCGGCAAGCCTCCAGGGACGTCTTAGCGAAGCAGCACAAAAGATCGTTGAGGCTATCCCGGCATGGAAGGACCCGGCGAAGGCAGCGGAAGGCGCACAGGCGGTCGGCAAATATCTCGAGTCGCAAGGCATCCCGGCAGCAATGCAGGCGCAGATGGACACGGCAGAGGTGTTTCTGATTGCCCGCAAGGCCATGCTGTATGACCAGGCAATGGCCAAGCAAAAGGCGGTGCAACAAGGCGTGCGAACCGCGCCGCGCACCGAGCGACCCGGAGCAAGCCAGGTAACGCCCAAGAACCAGTTGGCGAAGGCCAATGCTGGTAAGGCGTTCAAGGCGAACCCAACCGTTAATACGCTGGCCGCTTTCTTCGAATAAGCGCGCCGGCCTTCGCATAAGGAGCGAGCAAATGCCCGCAAATACCGTCACGACCTACTCGACCGTAGGTAACCGTGAGGACCTGATCGATAAGGTCTTCATGATCAGCCCGTCCGACACGCCGTTCACGTCCGCAATCGAGAAGGTCGATGCCGACGCGGTGCTGCACGAATGGCAAACCGATGCGTTGCGCGCGCCGAACGCCAACAACGCGGCCGTTGAAGGTGCAGACGCGACCTACAACGCGCAGACCCCGACGACCCGCCTTGGCAACCGCTGCCAGATCGTGCAGGACACGTTCAGCGTCTCCGGTACGCAGGAAGCGGTGAAGAAGGCCGGTCCGAAAGAGATCGCGCGCCTGTCGGCAAAGAAAGCCGTCGAGCTGAAGAAGGACATTGAAGCTGCCGCGATCATGAATGCGACCTCGGTCGTTGGCTCCGCGACCGTTGCGCGCACGATGCGCGGTCTGAAGGGGTGGATCGCGACGAACTTCAACGGGGGCGCTGGCTCGGCTGCTCCGGTCCCGTCGACGAACACCGCTCCGGTGGCCGGCACGAACCGCGCATGGGCTGAGACGATCCTCAAGGCGATGCTGCTCGGCGCATATAACGCGGGCGGCAACGTCAGCCAGTTGCACGTGCGTCCGGCCGACAAGCAGGTGACGTCCACGTTCACGGGCAATGCAACGCGCCAGGTTGAAGTGACCGGCACGGGCAAGGCCGCAGTGCTGAACACCGCATATGCGGTCTACGCGGGCGACTTCGGCAACGTGTCGATCATCCCGAATCGCGTGATGGGCGGCGTCGCAACGCCGGACAATGCTGCATATGCGGTAGACACCGACCTGTGGGCGCTCGCAACCCTTCGTCCCTTCGACAAGGAAGAACTGGCGAAAACCGGCGACGCGCGCAACTTCCAGATCACCTGGGAAGGAACGCTCGAAGCGCGGAACGAGGCCAGCTCGGCACAGGCCCGCGACCTGTCGTAATCGCAACGGTAACAGCCCCTCGCGTAGGGGCTGTTTTGACTCTGCTACTCCGGAGCAATCATCATGGATGAAATGAATCAAGGCGCGACCGAGCAATCGGCGGGCGACCAAGCCGCGGCAGATGCTACTCAGGCGCAAACGGGAAACGATGCTGGTGGTGCCTCCACGGCAGGGCAATCGCTGGCGGTGACCTATGCCGCCGATGCGCCGATCTCGGGCAGCGTCGAACCTGTCGGCGGTCAGACGTCGGGCGATGAGGCGGAGCCGGATCACAAGTCGGTTCTGCGCACGCTGCTCGATGACCTCGAAGGCATCGTGCACATGGGCAAGAGCGAGATCATCGCTGTGATCGATCGCGCGAAAGCGCTGCTGTAAGGGCTGCCATGTACTCGACGACCGAATTCATTGCGAACCCGGATAAGGACGAGACGGTCGTCGCGCATACGGCCCGGTTCGACGGCCTGCTCGATCACAACGCCGAATTGCGCGCGACGCAGCAGTTTGGCGACAAGGACATGCGCCATGTCGCCAACATTCCGGGAATTGTGATCGAAGACTATTGCTATCGCCGCGGAGTGACGTGGCGCGAGTTTTGGCAGGACCCGAAGCATATCAAGGCGATCTGCAACGATCCCGCATTCGCGTATTTTCGCGTGGCTCCGGGCACGGTATGACGGGAATTCTTGACGCGCTAATGGGCGGCGCCTCGCGCGGATACACGGCCGATGCGCTCGGTGCGCCGGTCGATCTGTCTGCCGACGCTATTAATGCGCTGACGGCGACGGTTGGGCAGTTCTTGCCACAGGGGTTTCCACAGATCACGAACCCGGTCGGCGGATCGGCATGGATTGCGCAGAAGATGCGCGACGCCGGTATCTTGTCCGATCAGCCGGGCACTACCGCCGATACCGTCGGCGGCCTGATTCCGATGCTCGCCGGGCCGGTGAAGCCAGGCGCGTTAGGCGAAGCCCGCAATCTGCTAGAGGCGCTTCAGCGCGGCGAGCGGCCGGCGCCGATCGACATCGGCTCTCTGACGGCGCAGCAGCTATCCGACCTCAACGCAGCGCGTGTCTCGCAGGGCCTGCCGACAGTCGGCGCAGATCTGACCTACAAGGGACGCCATCACTTCGCAAGCCGGTCGGCAGACGGCTACTCAATCGACGACATGCTGCAGCAGATCGAGAGCGGGCTGTCGAGCGATTCGAATGTGGTGGTGGACCGTATGGGCAGGCCGAACCTCGTCAATCCGACGCCGCGCGCGGACGGCTACGGCAACAACGTGACCGACACAGCGACGTTTGAACTGTCAGGCGGGAAGCGGCCGGAACTGTTTTCTGTTATCCCGAAAGGGGACAAGAAAAAGCCCAATGCCAAGAAATGAAAAAGCCCGCCGAAGCGGGCTTTTGAAGCAGTGTTACTGCGTGGAGTCTCCGGGTACCGGTGCAGCTATTTTCCGGCAGATCTCCAGCGGCCACAGTGCGACCGTGAAAGGAGTATAGCAAAAAATGGCGATTCAGTCGTATTCGGATTTGAAGGCGTCGATGGGCAAGTGGCTGAAGCGCGCCGACCTGGCTGCAACGATGCCGGACTTCGTCATGTTCGCCGAGCAGCACTTCGATCGCAAGGTTAAGACTCGCGCGCGCCGGACAAACTTCTCGGTGACGCCCTCGACGTCGACGGTGGCGCTGCCATCCGATTGGGGCCGCGTTATCTCAGCGCAATACAACGGCCACGACATCGGTTTCTTCCCGGCGTCATCCGACGCTCGCAAGATCTATTGCGGCTATCAGATCGACGGCGACTCGCTGATTCTCACGGTGCCGCAGCTCGGGCAGAAGCTGAGCATCGACTATTACGTGGTGATCGAGCCGCTGTCGGACACCAACCCGTCGAACTGGCTGCTCGAAGATGCGCCGGACTTGTACCTCGCCGGCAGCCTGTTCGAGGCGTTCTCTTATGTGCGCGACGAGCAGGCGAAGGCGTTCTGGCAGGCGAAGCGCGACCAACTGATTCAGGACATTCTGGACGACGACGCTGAATCCAAGACGCCCGAGGACCAACCCCTCGTGATGCGGGCCGGCTGATGGGCGCAACGATTCCTTTCCGCGGCTTCACGCCAAGCGTCGATCCCACGACGCCCGGCGCCGTTCTCGATTGCGTGAACATGGTGCCGACCCTGCGCGGCATGAAGGCGGCTCCGACGCCATCTCCGATCGGTGCCGCGCCGTTCCCGGTAGCAGTCACCGGCGCCGCCACCGCGGAACTGCTGTCCGGCGCGTATCGCACGATTGTGGGCACTTCGAGCAAGCTCTACGAGGTGGTCGGCTCTGCGCAGAATGACGTTTCTGGCGCGGCATACACCGGCGGTGCGAACCGATGGCGTTTCTGCCAGTTTGGCAATGCAACGATCGCGTCGAACGGCGCCGACCCAATCCAGCAGTCCATCAGCGTAGGGAATTTCGCAGCGATAGCCGGCGCGCCGGCCGCCGCGATTATCGAGGTTACGCAGGGATTCGTCTTTGCGTTCGACACTACCGACCCGACGGACGGCCACCGGCCGAACGGATGGACGTGCAGCGGGATCTACGACCAGACCGTGTGGACGCCAAGCGCGGCCACGCAGTGCGAGAAGGGCGTCATCATTGATACGCCAGGAAAGATCACGGCGGGCCGCGTGCTCGGCACGAACATCGTCGCGTACAAGAAAGACTCGATGTACTACGGCACCTATCAGGGGCCGCCCGTCGTCTGGGCGTTCAATCAGATTTCCCCTATCGTAGGCACGCCGTGTCAGGAGGCAGTTGTGGCGATCGGCACGCGGCACGTCTTCCTTGGCAGCGACGCGCAGGTGTACACGTTCGACGGTTCGGCGGTCAATCCTATCGGCGACGAAGTGAAAGACTGGCTTTACGCGAACTGGTCGCAGGTTTATCGCGACCGCGTAGAGAGCTATCACGACAAGGAAAACTCGCTTGTCTACTGGTATTTCTGCTCGGCAAATTCGAGCGCGCCGGTACCCGACAAGTGCCTCGTTCTCAACTACCGCACCGGCAAGTTCGGGCGTGCGGACGCGAGGATCGAGGCTGCGGTGGTCTATGTTTCTGGCCAGATCACATGGGATTCAATGGGCGCGTTGCCTGGCGTGTCTACCTGGTCGACGTTGCCGCAGGTGCCATACAACAGTTCGTTCTGGAGTCAGGCGAGCGAGATTCCCGCCATCATTGACACGACGCATACTCTCCAGTCCCTGAGCGGAGTGTCGACCAACAGCTCTATCACGAGCGGCTGGTTCGGTGACGATAGCGACTACATGTACGTCGCTGGAATTGTGCCGCGCTTCGGCGCGCAGCCGACCGCATGCAGCGGCACGGCGGCCGCTCTGTCATCGCTCGGCGGTACGCCAACCGCGCAAACGATCGGTGACATGTACGACGGAGAACTCGCGGCGGATTTCTGTTGCCGCTACGCGCAGATCACGCTCAACTTCACAGGCAATCACGAAATACTCGGTGCGGTCCCGCGCATTCAGCCGGCGGGGAGCATCTAATGCGAATTGGTGATTGGAACCTCGGCGCGCCGGCCGCAATTCCGGCTCTGCTGGCCGCCCTGAAGCGCGCGATGGATCCTCAGATACGCCAACTGAACGCGATTTCGGAAGGGCAGATAGCGGGCGCGACGAACGCGTCTACGGCACCGCCGGCTGTTGGCGCGACGACCGCGTATGCGCAGGGCGATTTCGTCCGTAACAGCGCGCCTGCTGAGCTGGGCACCGCCGGTGCGAAGTATGTGATTTATGGCTGGATCTGCGTCACAGCAGGATCACCAGGGACATGGAAGCAATGCCGATTTCTGACCGGAAATTAGAGGCCGTCGCACCGGCCGATCTGTCGCGTGTGTGGCCGTTGATTCGTGATGAAGTGGCGTCCGTGGAGGCGCCGGACGGGTTCATACCTGAAGACGCCTATGCCATATGCCGTAACGGCGAGGCAGCGCTGTTTCTGCTGAACGTGGACGGCGTGCGTATTGGCTGGATGGTGCTGCGCATGCTTGGGCGCGACCTGCATATCTGGCTGCTCCACGCGCGGCCGGGCTTCGATCCCATGACGATATTTCGCGATGACCTGATGATGATCGCACGCAACGCGACGCCGCATCCAGCGCTCAAATTGACGTTTGGATCGTCGCGGCGAGGATGGGAGCGGGTCGCACCTCGGCATGGATTCAGGCTGCGACATGTCACGTTCGAATGTGATGTTGAGCCCTTGAATACGGCGTGAGTTCGTCTATTATTCGCATGCGAATTCCAACAAACGAGAAGACCATGATCGATTTCCCTCCCGTTTTTATTGTGATGCTCGTCATTCTGGCGGCGCTCTTTATCTATTACATGCGAAAGCCCGGCGACGTCGCTGCGGGCGCAGCTTTCATTGCACAGTCGGGCGCTCGGAGCGCCATTGCGATCGGCAAGGGTCTACGCTCGATCATGATCCTGTTGGCGGCTTGTGCGGTAATTTTCCTGATCGGCGGCAATTGGGTTATCTCGATCGTTTTCGCCGCGCCGGTCGCCATCTGGCTCGCGAGTATTGTATTGCGGGACTGATGAACGCATTTCGTTGACATTCCTAAACTTGTCTCTAGAATTCTGACGAGCAAGTAGCCTATCGTCACAGACGGCCCATCCCTCCGGGGGTGGGCCGTTTTTGTTTTGGAGAGCGGAATGTCAAGCGGCGGCGGTGGTGGCGGCGGTAGCACGACCACAACTCAGGAACTGCCATCCTGGGCTCAGCCCTATGCGCAGCAATTGCTCGAGCGCGGCGCGGCGCTGTCGAACACGACGACGCCTCAGTACACCGGCCAGACCGTCGCGGACCTGAACGGTACGCAGACCGGCGCAATCTCGGGCCTGACGGGCGCGGCGGCCAATCAGACTGGCACGTCGAACGCCGCAATGGCGTATTACAACTCGCTTCTCGGCAACCCGAACGGTTACTCGATCTCGAATCCGTACACCGGCAATGTGACCGCATCGACGGCTGCCGATGCCTACGCGGATCCGTCGAATAACCCGTATCTCGCGCAGACCGTCGCAGCGTCGAACAAGCAGATCACCGACGCGTATCAGAACGGCACCGCGGCCAGCACGCTCGCTCAGTTCCGCAACGCTGGCGCCTTCGGCGGCACGGCGCAGCAACAGGCGACGACGGCCAACGAGAACAGCCTCGCGAACACGCTCTCGAACAACACCGCGAGCATGTACAACAGCGCCTATAACACGGCCGCTGGTGTCGCTTCGCAGAACGCCGCGCAGCAGAACGCGGTCGGCCTTGCCAACCAGTCTGTCGGTACGAGCGCCAATCAGGCCTACAACACGCAGGCGAGCTCGAACTACAACAACCAGCAGGCGAACATCGCCAACGCGCTGAACGGCTCTACCGCGGCGAATACTGCGGCGTCGAGTCTCTATGGCAATCAGTTGACCGGCGGCGCGGTCGCACAAGGCAATAGCCAGGACCAGCTAAACGCGCTGTATCAGCAGTGGTACAACCAGGTGAATCAGCCTTACGCGAATCTCTCGACGCTCTCCGGCGCGCTCAGCGGCGCGCTCGGCAGTGGCGCAGGCGTCACGACGCAGACGCAGTCGGCAGGCAGCGGCAACACGCTCGGCACCCTGCTGGGGCTCGGCCAGACCGGGCTCGGATTCGCCAGCTTACTCAAGGGGGGAGCATGAGTTCGGGCGGCGACGCGAGTGGCGTGGCGGATCTCGGCAGCGCATTCTCGAGCGGCAGTTCGGGTGTGGGCTCGAACAGCTTCGGCTTCTCGATGCCGTCAGATTTCGGTGGCGGCTCCAGCGATTCGTTCGCGGGCCTATCTGGCCTGCAGTCAGGTATGAGCTTGCCGAACTCGGGATACACCAGCGACGGAGCGAGCATGTTCTCGATGCCGACAACGTTCGCGCAGGAATATCCGGGCCTCGTCAACGCGTTCAGCGCCGGCAGTAAAGCGCTTGGCAGTCCAACTCAATCTTCGCCGACGGCAGTGCGCGGCGGCTTCGGCGGCGGCGTGCGATTGCAGGCGCAGAACTTCCAATCACCAATCGTCGACTACGTGCCGGCGGCTGGCAGCGCTGGCGGCAGCGCATTGCTGCAATTGCTTCAAAAACTTCGAGTGGGAGCGACATCTTGAGCGCAAGCCATAACGCCAACGGAACCCCGACGACTGGCACGCAGGTTGGCGGCGCGCTTAACAGCGTGGGTGGCATGGGAGCCAATTTCATGGGCGGCTCCAACCCATATAGCGCGGCGGCAAACATCGGCGGTGGTCTGTTGCAAGGGACAGTGAGCCCCGACCATAGCGGCAACAGCTTCGGCAACATCGGCGGCGCCGCGCTCAAGGGCGCGGGTACGGGCGCGGCGATCGGCTCGATTGTGCCCGGCATCGGCACGGCAATCGGCGCGGTCGGCGGCGGCATCATCGGCGCGCTGAGCACGCTCTTCTGAGGCAGACATGGCGAGCCTTCTCGACCTCATAGCGCAGTATGGCAACGGCCCAAACAACCCGTACGCGACGCAACAACCGCAGGCCGTTACGCCAGCCGCAGATTCGACGCCGGCTGTACCGGTCAGCACGTTGATTGATCTGCTCGGCCGTTCGTCGAACAACCCGTACGCAAATATGGGCGGCGCGCCCGCGACCGTGTCTGCCTCCCCGGTTGCAGGGCTCCTTGGACCGATGGGATTCGGCAGTGCCGCCATTCCTCAAGGGGCGCCGATGGTCGCACCCGCGCCGGCGACCACTGCATCGGCCGCACCTCAAGCGGCTGCTTTGCCGCCGATTCAGATAGGCCAGGCCCAAGGCGCGCCTGACGTGACGGTTGATGATCAAGGCCATGCGTCCGACGCATGGCAGCCTGACCCCAATGGTGGCGGCCTCATTGGCGCCCTACAACAAGGCGCTAGCAATCCGAGCGCGGCCAAGTCGTTGCTGTCTACCTTCGCGGATCAGGCGAAATCTGTCGGCGAGAAGCTAACGAACCTCAGCCCGAACGCGAGCCAGGCGCTTATCGCATCCGGCCTGACGATGCTGGCCGGCAACGACGGAACGCGCAATCTCGGCCAATTGGTTGGGCTCGGCGGTATCTCTGGCTTGAATTCATACAACGCCAATCGCGAGCAGCAGGCGCAGATGGCGCTCGCCACGCAAAAGCTGCAGCAGACGGCGCAACAGCAAGGATTCGAGAACGCGCTCGCCGCGCGCAAGCAATTGTGGGAAGAGGGAAAGCCGGTAAGCGTGGGATTGGATCAGTCGCTGGTCAATCCGCATACCGGACAGGCCATCGTGCAGGCGCAACCAGGTGTTGCACGAACGGCAGAGGTGCAAGGCCCAGACGGGAACACGTACACGGTTCAACTTGACCGCGGCGGCAACATCGTCGGCCAGCCGCTGTTGAAGTCCAACCCGAACATCGGTCCGCTTGGCGATCCGCAGCAGAAGACGGTCAATGACGCCCAGACGGCGGCCGCGAGCGCGCGCCAGACGTACCAGAACACGGCATATCTGGCTAATCAGCTTGCGGCCGCTCCGGACTTCGCCAGCGGCTTTGGTGCGTCCGTCAACGACACTCTGACGAAGCTCACAGGCAACAAGGATGCCGGCCAGCAATTGCGCGGACAGCTTTCGCAGTTCGCAAATTCCTCGATTCTCGGTGAATTGCCTCCCGGCTCTGCGTCCGACAAAGACATCCAGCTTGTGCGCAACGGCGTGCCGAGCGACACGGCATCGAAAGAAACGTGGCAGTCCTACCTGTCGGCTGTGGGCCGTGTGCAGCAGGTGGCAGCGCTCTACCAGAACGCAAAGTCGGACTATGTCACGGCGAACCGCGGCGACCTTGGGCCGCTCAAGCGCGATGCGACGATCAATGGCATTCAGTATCCGGCCGGCACCACGTTTGCGCAGGCACTGACCGGTCAGGCGCCGCAACAGCAGCAATCGAGTGCCGGCGGCGCGGTGCCGTATAGCGCGGCGCTTGCCGAAGCACGTCGCCGAGGGCTGATCAAGTAATGGACCTCTCGAACCTCTCCGACGCGCAGCTCATGGCGGTGCTCAACGCGGGGCAAAATACGGCACCCGGTGCCGGGTTGCCTGCTGAGATCTCGGCGATTCACCAGAACGAGTCCGGCGGTGCATCCGACGCCAGTGCCAACATCGTAAATCCAGCGTCGGGCGCGCGCGGCAGCATGCAGATCACGCCGAGCGGCGCGGGTAGCGCCGATCCGGGGTTCGGCGTCAAGCCGTCGAACGGCACGCCGCAAGACGATGCTCGCACGGGACGCGACTACTACGCCGCGATGCGCCAACGCTACGGCTCGCCGGATCTCGCGGCGATCGCATACAACTGGGGCCCTGGCAAAACGGATAAGTGGCTCGCGGGCGGCGGCGACCTCGCTAAGCTCCCCGACGAAACGCTGAAATACGTGCTGAAGTTCAAACAGCAACTCGGTGATACGGGCTCTCAAAGTGTGCCCGGCGTCACTGACAATCCTATCCTCCCGCCGCAGCAGACTGGCGCGGATTCTAGCTTCCTGACGAAGTTCGGCGCGGGCCTCGGCGAAGGTTTGGGTAACACCGCTTTGGGTGTGCAAGCGCTCGTCGGTAAGGGGTTGTCGGCCGCAGGTGCAACAGGCGCCGGTGACTGGCTCCTGCAGGACGCACAGCAGGGTAAGCGCAACTATGCGGCTGAGGCTGACGCGGCGGCCGGTGATAGTGGCTGGCGCACAGCTGGCAACATCGTTGGCGCTACTGCGCCGATGCTGTTCGCTGGACCGGAATTGCTGCCTCAGATTGCGGCCGGCGGCGCGTACGGGGCCACGCAAGGCGCACTCAACGATACCGGAGTCCTGCCCGGTGCCGTGGAAGGCGCTGGTCTTGGCGCCGTCGGCTATGGCGTGGGCAAAGGCATCAGCGCTGCGGCATCAGCGGCGGCGCCCGTCTTGTCGCGAGCATGGAATACGCTGCGCGGCGGTGAGAATTCCGCGGCGGCCGGCATCGGCAAAGCACTTGGCGACGATCTGGATTCGACCATCACGGCGTTGCGCACGAACTCTGACGAGATTATCCCAGGGAGTCTGCCGACGGCCGCCGAAGCCGGGCAGAACACTCAACTGGTCGGTATTCAACGACGCCTCCAGAACACGGAGCAGGGGCAAGTCGCATTCACAGATCGCCAGAACGCCAACAACGCCGCGCGGTGGCAGGCGGGCAATGCAGCGGTCGGCCCTGATCTCGCGAATGAGGTCGACGCATTCACTCAGCAGCAAGCCGCACGCATCGCGGCGGGCCAGGCCGAACTGCCGCCACTCACGCAGGCGCAAGCCGACATCATGCAGACGCCCGCCTATGCGCAGGCGATGAAAAACGCTGCCGGTCTCGCGGAGAACCGCGGAAGCGCCGTGTTCGAAAATCAGCAACAGCCGCTGCTGCAATCGCTGCGCGAAGGTATCGACAACGTCGCCGGCACGCGCGACACGATCGACGCCCTGAAGCAGGCACGCGGACAGACGGCTGACGAGATGTTCGCCGCCGCCGATGTGTCGGTGCCGACGAGTTGGCCTGAATTCACGTCGCTGAACTCGAAGCCCGCCTTTCAGGACGCATTGCGCATCGCGCAGACCATGTCGGATAACCTCGGCGAGGGTCCGATTCTGCGCACGGAAGCCGACGGCGGCGGCCAGTGGGTATCAGGCCATGGGCTGCTCTACGCCAAGGGCGTGCTGGACGATCAGATCAACCGTGCGTTGCAGCAGGAACAGAACACGCAGGCCCGCGCGCTGATCAATGTCCGCAATCAGCTCGTGGGTCTGATGGACCGCGCGAGCCCGGACTACGCGCCAGCGCGCGCGCAATTTCAGGCGGACTCAGCGCCGATCGACGCGCAGCAGGCTCTGCAAACTCGCCTGAACGGCACCGTGGACCCTCTCACTGGATCCGTGAGTCCGAACAAGCTGCGCCAGACCATCAATAGTGTGGTCGGCGAGCAGATGAAGCCTGGCATTCGAGCCGCCGACCAGGTCACTCCGGAAATGCTCGAGCAGTTGCGCGGGCTTGGCCAGGAGGCGCAGCGCACGCCGACGAACATGGTGGGCCTCGAAGGGGAAGGCCAGGAATACTTGCGGCAGGCGCTGCAGGATCGCGTGCGCGCGAGCGCTGATTCGCTGATGAAGCGTGAAGCCAATCAGGCAGCCGACAACTTCAATCAGTACCTTCGCACGAACTCGCCGAACTACGACGCCTATCTAAGTGAGGCAGCGACGACCGGCGCGGATCTGCAATCACGCCAGCAGTTGCAGCAGGCACTGCAGAAGCTCGGGCTCGGTGCGCACAACACCGCAGGCGATCCGATCATCACGCTTAACGGTGCGAAGAGTCTGCTGGCCGGACAGCAACCGCTGACCGGCGGCGCGCGGGCGTATGCCGACACACTCATTGGCGATCTCACGCGGGCCTCCGCGGCGAACAATCCGCTCGGCGCGGCCGGTAGCCAGACGTTCGCGAATGCGCAGCTAGGCGGCGGGCTGTTGGGCCGATTCATCAATGGCGGAGCGCGCCAGACTGCGGTGGGCGGCGCGATCGCCGGCGGCGCGCACGGTTGGGCTGTTGGACAGGCCGTCCAGGCGGCCGTGAGCAAGGTCTCCCAGAAGACAGAGAAAGCCGCCATCGATCTGCTGCTCAATCCAAAGAAGCTGGCCAAGGCGCTCGAAGACTTCAAGGGCCAGCCAAAGGCGCGCGAAGCGTTCGTCGACGCGCTCAAACAGAAGGCGTCCGGCGCTGGCCGGGCCGGTGTGCGTGCAGTGCAGGCATACGAGGCAAGCCGCACACAACGCAAGGGGAAATAGTGGAAGGCGCAAAGGAAATCATGGACGCGATTGGCGCCCTGAAAAGCGACCTGGACCAACGCCACGGCGAGAACATCACCGCGCAGGCTGTGACGGACCAGAAGGTCGTCGAACTGCTGCGTGGCGTCGACGATCTGCGCCGCGCATTCCCTGACGGCGATTGGGACGGTCACCGGCGCTATCACGAGGCCGTGATCAAGCGCATGGAAGCGCGGGCACAGTTCTATCGCGATCTGAGCAGCCACCTGATAAAGGGCGGCGCATGGGCGTTCATCGTCTTTCTCGCGTGGGCGAGTTGGCAGGCAATTAAATCGAAGGTGACATCGTGAAACCAGTCCGCTACTGGCGCACTGCGCATAAGCGCAACAGCGTGCGCGCGCTGATCGTGGGTGCCGTTGTCTCGGCTGCCGGCGCGGCGTGGGCATCGTTGCCGAACGCATTGGTCGACCGACTGCCGATGTGGGTGGCGTGGTCGGTGCCAGCTGCGATTTTTGTGTTCGGCCTCTGGGGCGCGTACACGCATCAGTCTTCGCTGGAGGACTAATGGCAAGCAAACGCACACTCGCGGCGATCGCTGGCGCTACGGCCGCCGGCATGCTGCTAACAGTCGTCCCGAAGTTTGAAGGCGTCGTGCTTGTGGCTAAGCCCGATCCGGTCGGCGTCGTGACTGCTTGCATGGGCGAAACACGCGACGTGAAGCTCGGACAGCGCTTCACTTTCGACGAGTGCGTCGCGAAGCTCGAGCCGCGCCTCGCTGAATTCGCTGCGGCTGTTGACCGCTGCACGCCGCTCGCGAACCTGACGCCGTTGCAACGCGTCGCGGTGATCGACTTCGCATACAACGAGGGTGACGGAGCCTATTGCCGGTCGGCGATCGCCGCGAACTTTCGTGCAGGTAACGTCGCGGCCGCGTGCCGCTCATTCAACGAATCGCCGAGTGGCAAAGAGCAGTGGGTCTACGCCGGCGGCGTGCGTTGGCCCGGTCTCGTCGAGCGCCGCGCCAAAGAACGCGCGTGGTGCGAGGGACGTACCCAATGAACGGATATTTCATCACTGGCATAGCAGCCGCTCTGCTCGGCGCCGCGCTCGGCGGCGGCGGCGCGTACACCTACGAGAATCGCGCGCTCGCGATCGAGCAGGCGGCCCACGCACGAGACAACGAGCATAACGCGAACCGTCTGAAGGCTGTCTCCGACGCCGCGCTTGCGGCAGAGCAGAAGGCCATCGCCGACGGCCGGGTGGCGGCGGGGCGCATCGCCGCACTCGACTCACAACTCACGCAGGAGAGACAGGCTCATGAATCTGACAACGCAAAGAATCGTGCTGCTATCGCTGATGGCGCTCGCCGCTTGCGGATCGCCGTCACCAACTACGCTCCCGCCGCAGGCAGTAGCGACGCAGCAGGTTCAGGGACCAGCGCCGGCAGCGTGGGCAATGGTGCCGGTGGCACAGCCGAGCTATCACCTGCGTTTGGAAGCGCTCTTTTCGGCATCGTCGACGACGCCGACAGCGACGCGCGGGCTAAAGCCGACTACCTCCAGCACTACGTCTGCGTCCTCCAGCGTCAAGGACTGATCGCTGGCACCTGCAATCTTTCGGAGTAACCCATGCCGGTACCGACCTCATTCGACGATCTTTCCGAAACGCCATCGGCGAATTCGCCACCCGGCAGTGAGCCCGTCGGCACGCAGGCCAACGAATATCTCCAGACGGCGTTCGCGTTTATCAGGCAACTGCGCGATGGATTGCTAAAGCCAACGGTTACTGTGGACGTGAATGGTCAAAAGATCACGAACGGCGCTGCAGCGACTCTGTCGACGACAAGCAAAGACTTCGTGATTGGCTCGCAGATGTACAAAATCGGTGAGGTGCGCATGTGGCATGGCGCGGTGGCGAACATCGCGGCTACGTGGGGCGCCGGCTGGCAACTTGCCGATGGGACGAACGGAACCGCCGATCTGCGCGACCGCTTCATCGTAGGCGCCGGCGCGTCGTATGCACTGAACGCCACCGGTGGCGCCAACACTGTGGCGCTAGCGACCGCCAACCTCCCTGCGCACAGTCACGGCGTCAACGACGGCGGTCACGCGCACGGCGTGGCGGATCCGGGCCACGCGCATGGCATTAGTGATCCAGGCCACGCGCATAGTTTTGGTGCTGCATTACCGAACAATCAGCCTGGAAATGCTCTCGGGTTGACGGGCACGCCAAATTCTTCGCAGTCGACCGGCACGCAGCCCTCAGGTACCGGGATCGCGATCAATGGTGCGCTTACTGGAATTGGCATTTTTGGTGCGACGACGGGCATTAGCATTCAGAACACTGGTAGCGGCGTAGCGCACGAAAACCGGCCGCCGTACTACGCGCTGTGCTTCATCGAATACGTGGGGGCATAGTGCTGACCGTCTATATTGGATCGACGTTCAACCTGATCGGAGCGCTGCAGAAAGACGGCGCGCCGGCCGACTTCACTGGCTGGTCGCTGTCCGCCAATCTATTCGACCAAGCGGGTGTGACCGAAATTGCGCCATTGACCGTTGCCTGGCTCGACCAGACACAGGGCCTGTTGACGATCTCGGCTCCGTCGACTGCATCGTGGCCCGCCGGTAAAGCGCGCGTCGACTGCAAGGCGGTGACGCCGCTTGGCGATGTCATTCTCGGACCGCCTACCTATCTGCGCATTGCGCAGTCACCGATGAGCTAACGCCATGGAACTATCTCTCGTTCTCACTGATGATAGTGGCAGCTATCAAACGATCCTTGGTCAGTTTATCGAGACGTCCGCTGTAGATGCTGCAGCGAGCGCGTCTGCCGCCGCTGCGTCTGCCGCCGCCGCATCTGGCAGCCAAAGCTCTGCGGCGACGTCAGCCGCTAGCGCGTCTGCATCTGCGACTTCTGCTAGTACATCGGCCGTGAATGCTGGAAACAGCGCCGCGGCTGCAGCAAGCAGTGCTGGAACTGCGACGACTGCGGCGTCAACTGCAACCACGCAGGCAGCCAGCGCTAACGCGTCCGCATTGAGCGCGTCGGGCAGCGCTACGCTCGCATCGACCTCTGCGACGGACGCATCTAACAGCGCGACGTCTGCATCTATCAGCGCATCCAATGCCGCCGCGACGCTCGCTAATGCGCTGACGAAGGCCAACAATCTTTCGGATGTTGCGAGTGCGGTGACCGCACTTTCGAACATTGGCGGAGCGGCAAAGTCTGCGAACCTGTCAGACCTGGCGAGCGCGGCGACCGCGCGCACCAACCTCGGGCTCGGCGCATTGGCGACGTTGAGTACGGCGCCCGTCGGGAATGGTGGCACAGGCGCGACGACGCTTGCGAATCATGGCGTATTGCTGGGGCAGGGAACGGCCGCGCTCGCGGCTGCGGCTGTCGGCACGGCTGGGCGTGTTCTGACGGACAACGGCGCAAGCGCAGATCCCTCGTTTCAGGCAATACCAAACCAGCCGGGACGATTGATCAACGTTCAAGTGCTCACTGGCTCCGGAACCTATACCCCGACAGCCGGCACCACGAGCATCGTAGTGGAGCTTATAGGAGCCGGCTCAGGTAGTTCGGGGCTCCCTGCAAACACGTCCTCACAGGCGGCGATCGCAGGCCAGGGATCCACGGGAGGCTACGTTGTTCATCGCTACACAACGGCATTCTCGGGGCTTTCATACAGCGCTGGTGCAGCAGGCGCCGCGGGTGCGTCCGGAGGCGGAACAGGCGGCGCCGGCGGCAATACAACGTTCGGTGCTTTGACGGCTGGGGGCGGTCAGAGTCAGGCGTACCAGCAGACTACGGATGGCGCTTCCGCAGGCTCTGGAACTCCGGGTAGCGCGTCGGGCGGGAACATACTCAATGTTCCTGGCAGTCGTGAACAAAGCCCTGCATGGGTAAAGATCAGCATCGGAATGATCATCGCTTCTTCCAACATCAACCCGCATGTTCGCGGGGGCGGCACATATGGGTTCGGCGGTGGTGGTGGTGGATCTGGCGGGGGTTCAGGCGCGTTCGCCGGAAAAGCTGGCGGCGCGGGAGTCATCCTGGTGTACGAGTACGCATAAGGAGCGAGCAAAATGGCAATGAATTTCACAGCGATCATTGATGATCCGAACCCTGTGCAACTGACGAACGAACATATCGGTCCGGTTCTCGTTCGGCGAGGGTTGACCGGGCCAGTGAGCGACACCTTGCCGACGTCAGAGCAGATGGCGAGCGTTGCGACGCCCATGTGGGGCGGAGACATGTATTACATCTTCATCTACCACAACCCGACCGATTATCCAGTGACCCTTATGCCTGGTGATGACGTGATGACGCTCATCGGGCCAATGACCGTTGCGGCGAACTCATCGCGCACTTTCTCGTTGAGTGGCAATTCTGACGGCGCGAACGTCACGTCGCTCTTTAGCTCCGCCTGCAACGTGTAATACCATGTCGCCTTTCGAGACCTGATAACGCGACCGAAGGCGTCATGAACCGCATAGCCAAGGCTTGGTTGAGGGTGCGCAGCATCCCCAAAACGCTTTATTTCAACTTCCGCTACCTGCCGTTCAACCAGGCTGTGAAGCTGCCTTTTGCTGTGTCATGCAACACCTATCTGTTACTGACCAAGGGCACCGTGCGGATCAATTCGCCCCTACGCCGGGGAATGATCCAGATCGGCTTTGGCGAGGTCTACACGTTCGACCAGCATCGCTCGCGCACTATGTGGTGTGTAGACGGGACGGTCACGTTCGAAGGGGCTGCACACATCGGCCACGGCTCACGAATCCATGTCGGTGGATCGCTAACGCTTGGCCAAGACTTTGTGATGACGGCCGAAAGTCAGATCATCTGCAATCACGAGATTCGGTTTGGGTCGGGCGTGCTCGTATCGTGGGAATGCGTTTTCATGGACAACGACTTCCACAAGATCCGCGCTAACGGCCGGGTCATAAACGATGCTCGTCCGATCGTTGTCGGAAATCACGTATGGTTCGGCCTCCGCTGCACGGTCCTGAAGGGCAGCGAGATCGGAGATAACGTCGTCGTTGCGGCCGCCAGTACGGTCGCGGGAAAGCATCTGCAACAAAACGCCATTATTGGCGGTACGCCGATGAAGGTGCTCAGAGACGCCATCGAATGGGAAGCATGACCGCGCCTCTAATCGTGAGGCTAACTTAGCCGCCCCGCGGCGGCGCGGATGTCTGCCGCCAGTTCTGCGCCGAGAACACAAACATTTTCCCGATGGAGCGCCGGCAATGTCTCCGATGCGGCCGAATCGGCCAGCAGCGCCAGTAGCGACTCGAGCTGGCTTGCTTTGCTCGTGATTGCGTCCACCGCCTCATTCACCGTTTTAAGCGCTCCGCGCGCCGCGTCTATCGCATCCTGATTCCAATCCATCTTTCCTCTCCTACTTCCGCGATCGTCCACGCGTGACCTTATGATGCCGCAGGCCGAAGAATTTCATTGGTCAAAGAGAGGGCATTTTCGTCGGCAATTGGCTGGCTAAAACCTCCCTGATAGCGGTCCAAATGCCCACTGGCTAGAATTCGCCGCATGCCTACCGACGATCCCATCATTAAGACCTCGTTCCGTATCCCTCAGAGCGTCCTCGACCAAGTCGAGCAGTCAGCGGCGCGTGGAGGCATGACAGTCAACGGCGAGGTAGTGTTTCGATTGCAAAATGACCCGCGCGCAGAGACCGTGCGCGCGGTGCTAGAAGAAATCAAGCGCCGGGACGCTTTGATCGACGAATCGAAAAACAAACAGATCTCTGCACTGTGGAATGCGCTCGACCGAATGGACGGGGTGCTCGCGGCGGTGCTCGCTGCCATGGCCTTAGTGCAACCGGGGACCGAAGCGGCGGCGCTTAAAAGGGAAGTCGAGTTCGCACGCGAGCTAATTAACGCGCTAAGCGCTCACCGGTGATTGTCAACGGCTGGGCCTGCGCAAGTACGTCAAAATTAGGAGCGGGACATGGCTGATTTCAAAGCGTCACTGGATAGTGCTGAGGACGCAATAGTGCAGGCAGTGCCTGCCATCGTTCGCCGACACCGCGCGGCCGGCGTCCTCACTTGGAAGTTGCTTCATCAGATTGAATCCGAGGTGTTGGCCGACGTGGCGGCAACCGGCCTACATAGCCCCCAACTGCTCGGCATGCTCCGGAGTTCGGAACATATGGGCTATCCCAAGGACGACAGCGAGGTCTCGCTCAAAGGGCACGAGGTAGTGCCAGTTGTGTTCGGCGAGGTCGTGAGGGTATGGAGCCGGGTGGACTGATCCTGTCATAGGCGCGTCCGGAGTGTGCCCAAGGTGTGCCCACAACCTACTATAAACCTCGTAAAACGGCCTAAAACGGGCACAATCTCAATGCTGACCGGCGCGAGACTGTTCCTTTAAAATCAGATAGTTAAGTCACTTTTTGCGTTTGCTTTGAGACATAGGCTATCGCAACCGGTTTCATCATCCCAGTGCGGGCGTGCTGGCGCGTTATTCGGCGCGGCATATCGAACTTGGACGCAGCGATGCGGATGGCGCGGTGCGCGTCCTGATCGACCCGGATTTCGC